ATTTTGTGCTAATATATAATATGTCGTTCATCTGGAGTATCCAGACGGAAGTACGCCGACTCGGAACGAAGTCGTTCATTCGCTATTTCCGAATAGCGAACGCAAAAGCCGACGGAAGGAACGCTCTTTAACCTAAAAACTAAGGAGAAAACCTAATGTCACAAGAAGTAAACAAAAAAATCAATTTCCTCCAACTAATTAAAGAACAAAAACAAAAAGAAGAACGTCGTCATCAGGCACAATTAGCGCAACTAATCGGGGCAAAGTAATGGCACAGTTCATAGTCACAACGAGTGCTGGAATTGCTATATTGACTATTCTTTTGTCGGTGTATATTCAGTGGCTTTATAAGTGATATTTTTTCAAAGAGAGGATTGACAAGTCCTCTCTTTTTTTGTATAATCAGAACAGAATATTAATCTAAATGGACCAAGAAAAAATTAAATTAATTATTCGGAATATGGAACTGCTCTTGGACGCACTCAAGGCAGAAGTATATCCAGATACTAAACAATATAAGTATGATGATATTCGTCCAGAAGAAATTGACTATGATGAGGTTTTTTAACTAATGTCTGTAAGAGCAAAGAAACTTGTAAAACTGTTGGAAAGATTGATTAAACAGGACCATCTATATTCCGATGAACAACTTAAGCAAATGAAATCACAATTGCGAGTCGTGAAAGAAGAACTCGCAGACTTGGAAGCAAAAACATCAAAAGGATTTGGCAAATGAAACCTATTAAAGCAAAAGACCTTCTTGAACTTGACCAACATATGAAAGTTGTGATGCTTCGTCAGACGCAACTTCCTCAGACTCTTGTTTATCAGGCAGGTAAGAATGATTATTCGGAAGACCCCATTCATACCAAAATGCCTCCTAATGAAAAGGATTGTGGTAAGTGGGTCATCGAACAACTACTGGCAAATGAGAGAGGGCACTGGGGTCCACTAGAGCATCCTGCCATTTCTCTAGACTGTGTTGGGTTTGTTCATAATGTCATCGTACAGGCACGAACTCATCGTGTTGGTGTGTCCTTTGATGTTCAGTCTCAGCGTTATACCGGTCGTCGTGTACTCAAAGTTGCCAATGGTGACCTGAAACCCGAAGAGGTTTACTATGTGCGTCCAGAAGGTCTCTACCTGGACCGTAAGGGGCACAAGTACGAATGGACTAGGGAAGATTACGAAAGGCAGTTAAAGTTCTGTCTGGCGGCATCTGAGAGGTACGCAGAGGGTTATGAGAAGCGAGGTATGGCAGAGGAGCATCTTCGTGACTATCTTCCGCAGAATATTCGCCAGAACTTTGTGGTCTCATTCTCTCTTCGTGCCGCACTTCACTTCCTTGACCTGAGAGCAAAACTTGATGCTCAGGTAGAAATCCAGGCTCTCTGTGAAGGAATGGTTCCTGTAATGAAAGCGTGGGTTCCTGAAATCTTTAGTTATTATGAAGAGAAGCGTCTTCACAAGGCACGGTTGAGTCCATAAATATTTTTGTAAATTATTATAACTTATGTGCCCTACTTACAGATTTGAAAATACGGAAACAGGTGAAATCTTTGAGGAATGGATGTATATGGCGGACAAGGACCCATATCTCAAAGAAAACCCTCATATCAAAGCACTCATTCCAACACAAATGAATGTTGGTGAAGTAGGTGATTGGAGAAATAAACTGACCTCCAAGCACCCTTCGTGGAATGATGTTCTGGGTCGTGCCCAAAAAATGCCTGGATCAAAAGTACAAAAACTCTAAACACTTATGGCAAGAAGAAAAAGAGCAGAGCAACCAATCGGTGTTGGTCTTACCACTCGTCAAATGAAGCGTAAAAAACCTTTAAGTGGCGAATATCTTGTAGATATTGACCCACTTACCGAGAATCAAAAGAAACTTTTTAATTCTTATGCGGAACAAAAACATTTAGTTGCCTATGGGTGTGCAGGTACGGGTAAAACTTTCATCACTCTTTATAATGCTCTTCGTGAGGTTTTGGATGAAAAAACACCTTATGAGAAAATTTACCTTGTTCGTTCTTTAGTTGCCACAAGAGAAATTGGATTTCTTCCCGGTTCTTATGATGATAAGTCGGATATTTACCAGATTCCTTATAAGAATATGGTGAAGTATATGTTCCAGCTTTCAAGTGATGCCGAATTTGAGATGCTTTATGGCAATCTCAAGGCACAGGAAACCATTAAGTTCTGGAGCACCTCATTCTTAAGAGGAACCACGCTTGATAATTCTATTATTATTGTGGATGAATTCCAAAACGCAAATTTCCACGAATTATGTTCTATCATTACTCGTGTTGGTGAGAACTCTAAGATTATGTTCTGTGGAGATGCTACTCAATCAGATTTAATTAAAACAAATGAAAAGAATGGTGTAATTGATTTTATGAAAATTTTGAGAACTATGCCTTCTATTGATATAATTGAGTTTGGTATTGATGATGTTATTCGTTCAGGATTGGTTAAGGAATTTTTAATCGCTCAACACGCACTCGGATTGTAAATCATATAAATATTTTGCCTAACTAGTTCGCATTTTTTAGGTAGGAGGGGATTTTCCTCTCCTTTTTATTATAAATAGTACTGCGAACTAGAAAGAGCGGTTATGGAAATTAAAGAGTATCACTATGTCTATTATTCCTATGAGGAATATGGTAGAGGATATATTGGTAGTAGAACTTGCAAATGCTTACCTGAAGAAGACATAAAGTATTTTGGTTCATTCAAAGATAAAAACTTTAGACCGAAGCAAAAAATAATACTGAAAGAAGATTATGTTACAAGAGCAGAAGCATATATTGATGAGATTATTTTACAAGAATATTATAAGGTAGTAGAAAATCTACATTTTGCTAATAGAGCATATCAAACTTCTAAAAAATTTTCTTGGAAAAATAAAAAACATTCCATAGCAACTAAACAAAAAATATCTTCAAAATTAAAAGGTAAAAAAAGAACTAATGACTTTATTCAAAAATGTAAGGGAAGAAAACACTCTGACGAAACAAAAATAAAAATGAGTAAGTCTCAAAAGGGAGAAAAAAATCATAATTATGGGAAAAAAGCATCTTTAGAAACTAGAAAAAAATTAAGTGAATCTCATAAAGGTAGAATTGCTTGGAATAAAGGTAAAAGTGTTTCGGATGAAGTTAAAGAAAAAATAAGACAAAAAAATAAAGGTAGAAAGCAAACAGAAGAACATAAAATAAAAAGAATACAAAATACAATAAAAGAGTTTACATTATTGTCTCCTTGTGGTATGATAGTTGGAGGTAAAAATATATCTAAATTTTGTAGAGACAATAATTTGAGAGCATCTCATATTAGTAGAGTTTTATCTGGAAAAAGAAAACAACATAAGGGATGGACAATTCCAAATTTTAATCATAATGACCTTTAATCATATAAATATAAATCTGCCAAAACTTGAAAGAACTACTATAGACCAAATTAGGTACTATGATGTTCCGGATGAGGACCAACTGCTGAAGTTGGTCTCCATCACTTCGGTAACCAGTCATTTTAATAAGGAAATCTTTGTCAAGTGGCGTAAGAGAGTTGGTGTAGAAGAGGCAGACAAAATCACCAAGGCAGCAACCAGTCGTGGAACTGATATGCACACCCTGGTTGAGAACTATCTTTATAATAGAGACCTTCCACCAGTTCAACCCATATCAGATTTTCTTTTTAAGATTGCTAAAACTGAACTGAATAAAATTGATAATATTTACTGCTTAGAAGGTGCCTTGTATAGTAAGCAACTTGGTGTGGCAGGAACGACTGACTGTATTGCCGAATTTGATGAAGAACTTGCGGTTATTGACTTTAAGACTTCTAAAAAACCCAAACCAAGAGATTGGATTGAGAATTACTTCGTTCAGGCGATGTTCTATGGAATGGCACTCTATGAAATGACTGGTATTAGAGTCAAAAAACTAGTCATCATTATGGCGTGTGAGAACGGCGAATGTGTTGTCTATGAGGAAAGAGACCTTAAAAAATATATGAAACTTGTGGTTGAATATATTAAAAAGTTTGTGAATGACAAACTTGAACTGATGTCCGCTTGACGAATTGATTATTATAACTTATAATACATACTATTACTGCTAAACTATGACAAACATACTAGCGACATTCCTAGAGATTAATATAGAAGATATGGAACCCACCGAATCAAACAAAGAATTAGAGCAGGCAATAGAAGATAAGTTTCTTACACCTTCCAAGTTTGCCCTAGAAATAGAAAAAATAGTTGCGGAAGAAAACTGTAATTATATTGATGCCATTTGTCATTATTGTGAAATTAATGGTATTGATATTGAATCAGTCACCAAACTAGTTTCTAAACCTCTTAAAGAAAGATTAAAGTATGATGCGATTAATCTTAACTTTATGAAGAGAACCTCGCGTGGGAAGTTGCCTATCTGATGTCACCATTTGAAACTTATCAGGCTTATTTGGGAATCAAGAACCATTTCAGCAATCCCAAATATGATTACTTTAAATATAAAAAAACAAGAGCAACACTAACTTCCTTTAATAAAAGAAAGGACCGGTATTTCTTCGAGAAAACAAGTCGTAAATACCAAGATAAAGAAATAGTAGATTTTCTAGTATCAAATTTTGTAGCAACCGATAATGTTAATGGAATATGGATTGGCGAAATTATCAATTCTGGAGAAAGAACCTACCAAGAATGGATGAAAAGGCAGCAGAGTCTGACTTACTTATTCAAGGAGCAATCGACAGAATTGTTCTCTCAGGCAAAATTAGAGAATGTATTCGACTGCTCGAAAGGTCATCCAATTCTTCTCAAAACATTTCTAAAAAGTGAATTGGCACCCGAAATAATGGTAATCTATGATA